CGACCACACCAGCGGCCAGATCAATCGCCTGGTGTTCATCGACGGCGCGCTCGCGGGCGGGTTCACCTACTCGCAAACTCAATTTGGCGACAAGACCCGCGAGCTGTACCTGCTGTCGGATTTCTCGATTGTGCGGGAGCGCAAAATCTCGAAGCTGATCCCGATGCTCGCGGCGTGCCGTGAAGTCATCGAGCCGATCAATCACCGGCTGCTGATCAGGGTCGAGTTGATCACAACGACAGCGTTCACGACCAAGCCGGTGTCCATGAAATACCGCGGCGTGTTCGAGCTGGCCAAGCGCGCGGCAGATCATTTGCAGTATCAGTCGGCAATTCACGACCTTTCCATACAGGACGTTTTCAATGAGTGGCACAGAAAATTTGCTGGACCAGATCGAAAGCCAGATCGTCAGGGTGAGACTGCGCGACCTCAAGCTCCTCGAGAAGAACGCGCGGTACATGACGCCGCCTGAATTCGCGCAGCTCGTCGCCAACATCAAGCACGACGGCAAGCTCATGGGTGTGCCGGTCGTCTATCGCGGCGAAGTGCTGAGCGGAAATCACCGTGTCAGTGCGGCGATCAAGGCTGGGGTCGAGGAGGCCGACGTGCTCGACATCCTCACCGAGCTACCCGAGGAGCGCCGGCTTGCGATCCAGTTGTCGCAGAACGCGATCAACGGCAAGGACGACCCGAACATCCTCGCGCAGCTCTACACGAATTTGAACTCGCTCGAATGGAAACGCTACAGCGGCGTGACCGACGACGCCTTCAAATGCACCGAGGACTCGATGACGGCGCTCGGAATCACGCGCCCGAAGTACGAGGAACTGACGATTGTTTTTCTGCCGGAAGAAAAAGACGCCTTCCTCGCGCTCGTCGCAAAAATCGACGCGAGCAAAAAAGCGCACGTCCTGGTCGGCGAGCTTGCGACGTTCAACGCGCTGTTCGACGCGATCGTGCGCGTCAAGCAGGACAAGAAAGTCATCAACAACGCAGTCGCGCTGCGGCTGCTCGCCGAGCTTGCGGTGAGCGCGCTTGACGCGGAAAAGCTCGCGGAACCAATCGTGCCAGAGGCGAAGAAAACGCGAGCGCGAAAAGCGGCCTGAAGAGTAATTCACAAATGTCTTGACAAGCACTTCGAGAGCGAGAAAGAGGGTGCGCGCACGTAGCGCAGCGCAAAGCACGCGGCCAAAATCGTGCCAGGGTTTTCAGAGGGGAATTGGCATAGTTCTCTCCAGCGGGTGCCCGAAAACGGCACTCCTAAACTTATGAATTGATGATCTTTTTTTCGCAGGTGGGTCGGTAGGTTAGTAAGGGAAAGGTCAAAAAAGGCGTACGCGGGCTATACGCAGCTTTGCGGTCATCGGTCTTTTCAGAGGCAAAACCCACATTATTTTCAATTATTTTTAGGCAGCCATGCGTGCAGGTCGAAAACCAAAACCGACGCATCTGAAATTGCTCGCGGGCAAGCCTGGGCACCGACCGCTGCCCGAAGGCGAGTCCGAGCCGGTGCTGCTCAACGAATCGACGCAGCCGCCGGACTGGCTGAGTGGCGAAGGGCGCGCGGTGTGGGCTATCGAATTTCCCAAGCTCGTTCGCAACGGCATGATCACCGAGGTCGACCTGGGGCCATTCGCAAAATACTGTCAATGGTTCGGGCGCTATCTCAACGCCGAGAGCATGGTCGCGAAGCAGGGCGAAGTGCTCATCGCGCCTGGCTCCGGCTTCCCGATACAGAACCCGTATCTGGCTGTCGCGAACAAGGCCGCGGAAATGATGCACAAGGTCGAAACCGAGTTTGGAATGATGCCCTCCTCGCGCTCGCGCGTCGCCCCCGCTGGCGCGAAGAAAAAGACGAATCGCTTTTTGGACTTAATTGATGGCGGCAAAAAAAAGGAAAATCGTCGAGCGTGACTTTCTTGCCCTCGCGAACGAATACGCTCGGGACGCCATAGCTGACGTTGACAACGACAAAAATTGCAAGTGGATCCGACTCGCCGCTGCGCGCTATCTGAAAGATCGGAAGCGCGCTGCGGAAAAGAACGGCCCGTTCAAGTTCTCGCCAACGCACGCGCGCGAGGTCTGCAAGTTTATAGAGCAGCTCCCCCACGTCGAGGGCAAGTGGGAAACGCCGACGATTGTGCTGCACCCGGCGCACATCTTCTTTCTGGTGAACCTGTTCGGGTTCAGGAACAACGACGGCACGCGGCGCTTCACCAGCGCGCTCTTTGCGGTTGCGCGCAAGAACGCGAAAAGCACGCTCGCGGCGGCGATTCTGCTGTACTGCCTGTGCTACGAGCCAGAGCCAGGACCGCAGGTGATCACCGCCGCGACGACCGGCGACCAAGCGCGGATCATCTTCAACATAGCGCGGCGAATGGTAGAGGCCACGAGCGACTTGCGCGAAGCGTTCAGCCTGGAAGTGTTCGCGAGCGCGATTGTGGCCTGGGAAGTGGGCGGCAATTTCAAGCCGATCAACGCGCACGCCTCGACGCAGGACGGACTGAACCCATCACACGTCGCGCTCGATGAGATCCACGCGCACAAGAATCACGACTTGCTGAACGTGCTGCAGTCCGCAGCCGGTGCGCGCCTCAATGCGCTGTGGCTCTACACCACGACCGAGGGATACGAAACGCCGGGCCCCTGGCCCGAAATGCGCCACTACGCGCACCAGATATTGAACGGAATCCTGGACGCGGACCACTTCCTCGTACTGATATACGCGCTCGATGACCAGATCGGAGAGCCTGGACAGCCTGGATACCGTGAAGCGGACGGCGATTTCGATGCATCGAAATGGGCGAAAGCAAACCCGCTGATGGACGTGAACCCCATCCTGGAGCGCGAGATCACGAAAGCCGCCGCAGACGCGAAGCAGATGCCAGGCCGGCACGCTGAGTTCAAGATCAAGCGACTCAACCGGCAGGCTGCCGCCGAGAACACTTGGCTCAACATTGAACGCTGGAAACGCTGCAACGGTCCCGTTGACCTGGACTTTCTCGAAGGCAAGGATTGTTGGGGCGGAATCGACGGCGCATCCACGACCGACTTGATGGCCTTCCGCCTGGTGTGGCGCTTCGAGGGCATCGTCTACACCTGGGGGCGCCGGTGGGTACCGGTAGATGCTGTTGCGCAGCGCACCGAGCGCGGAACCGTGCCGTATGCGGGATGGGTCGCAGCCGGGCTGATCACGCAGCTCCCCGGAAACGTGATCGACTACTCGATGGTGGAACGCGACATCCTGGAGCTGTGCATTCGCTTCCAGCCGAAGGTCATCGGGTATGACCCTTGGAATATCCGCGACCTGATCAACCGCCTGAAACCGAAGCTGCCCGACCGAAAGTTAGCCGACGGAAAGACGGCCTCGATACTTGAGGAGTTCCGCCAGGGCACGAAGTCCTACCACCCGGCAATGCAGGAAACCGAGCGCCTTTACCTGGCAGGCAACCTGCGCCACGGCGGCGATGCAGTGCTCAACTGGTGCGCCTCGAACGTGACACCGAGGCGCGACGAGAACCTCAACATGGCGCCCGACAGAAAGCGCAGCGCAGACAAGATCGACGATGCGTGCGCCCTATTCATGGGCGTCGGAGTCATGGGCGTCGCGCCGCAGCCCGTGAAAAAGTTTCAACTGCTGTTCGTTTAACCGCTTCCCCGATCCACCCCGAGCCGCCTCCTGGGCGGCTTTTTCATTTCTGGAGCCACAACCATGAAACGAGCCTACAGCCTTTTCAGCATCAAGAGCATTGACGAGGAACAGCGCGTCATCGAGGGCATCGCGACCACGCCGAGCACCGACCGCATGGGCGATATCGTCGAGCCGGAGGGCGCGCAGTTCAAGCTCCCGCTCCCGCTGCTCTGGCAGCACAACTCGCGCGAGCCGGTCGGCGAAGTCATCGCGGCAAAAGCCTCGCCCGAGGGCATCACCTTCAAGGCGCAGTTTGCAAAAATTCTCGAGCCCGGCGCGCTCAAAGACCGCATCGACGCCGCCTGGCAGTCCGTCAAGTACAAGCTCGTCAAGGGGATGTCGATCGGGTTCAGCCCGCTCGAATCCGCGCAGATTAAAGACTCCTGGGCCGAACACTTCCTCAAATGGGAGTGGCTCGAACTCTCCTGCGTGACGATCCCCGCGAACGTCGACGCAACGATTACCACCATCAAGTCCGCAGATGAAGCACTGCTCGCCGCGTTCGGTGAAAAGCAGAGCCTCGTTGTGCGCTTGTCCTCCGCTCCCGGCGCTTCGGGAACACGACCTAACTTCCCGAAAGGAAACCCTGAAATGAAAACGATCGCAGAACAAATCGCCTCCTTCGAGGCGAAACGCGCGGCCAGCCGCGCGCGCATGGACGAAATCATGGCGAAGTCGGCAGATGAGGGCCGCACGCTGAACGAGGCGGAAACACAGGAATACGACACACTCGACGCCGAGGTCAAGACGGTCGATGCGCACCTGACTCGCCTGAAAGCACACGAGGCGAGCATGGTAGAGCGTGCCGTCGAAATCGTCCCGGCCAAGGTGGACGGGCCGGCAGCGGCAGCGCAAGTCCGCGCGCCGAGCGGCATCATCAGCGTCAAGTCGAACGTGGAGCCAGGCATCAAAATGGCTCGCTACGCAATGGCGCTGCTGCGCGCCAAGGGCAACCTGAACGACGCCCTCTCCATCGCGCAAAACAACAAATCGTGGATGGATACCACGCCCGAAGTCGCCACCGTCCTGAAAGCCGCAGTCGCCACCGGCGACACGACCACCGCAGGTTGGGCGGCCGAACTCGTCTACGCCGCGAATCTGGCAAACGAGTTCATCGAGTTTCTGCGCCCGCAAACGATTCTCGGCAGGATCCCGAACATGACCCGCATCCCGTTCAACGTGCGGATCGCCGGGCAAAACGCCGGCTCATCGGCGTTCTGGGTCGGCCAAGGCCAGCCGGTTCCTGTGAGCAAGCTCGGCACGACTTCCACCAATCTCGGCATCGCGAAAGCAGCCGGCCTGGTGGCAATCGACGACGAGCTGGTGCGCAGTTCCTCGCCTTCGGCGGAAATGCTGGTACGCAACGACCTGGGCAAAGCGATTTCGCAGTTTCTCGACACTCAGTTCCTCGACCCGGACATCGCGGCAGTTGCCAACGTGTCGCCGGCATCGATACTGAACGGCGTGTCGCCGGTCGCGGCGAGCGGACTCGACTCAGCGGCACTGCGCACGGACGTGCAGGCGTTGTTCGCTACCTGGATCTCGGCGAATCTCGACCCGAGTCAAGGCGTGTGGATCATGCCCCCGACTCAGGCGCTTGCGATCTCGCTGATGCTGAATCCGTTGGGCCAACAGGTCTACCCTGGCATCAACCTGCAGGGTGGCGAACTGTTCGGGCTCCCGGTCATCACGTCGATGTCGGCCAAGCTGAGCGGCAGCCCGACCTTGGGCAACATCATCGCGCTGATCAACGCACCGGAAATTCTGCTGGCCGATGACGGACAAGTCACGATCAGCACCAGCTCCGAGGCATCGATCCAGATGCTCGACAACCCGACGAACGAATCGACGGGCTCGACGGTCGCGACCTCGGTGGTCAGCATGTTCCAGACGAACAGCCTGGCGATCAAAGCCGTTCGCTTCATCAATTGGGCCAAGCGCCGCGCCACGGCAGCCTCGTGGATCAGCGGAGCCGCCTACAAGTAAGCGGTAAGTCGAAAAAGGGTGCGCCTGTCCGCGTTCGGATGCCGCACCCGTTTCTTGAGGGAAAACGTCATGTCAAAAATGATCTCCAAAGTCGCCCACATTTACGACGGGCGCGCCCTATCTGCAGGCGATCCGTTTGACGCCGATACGCAATACGTCGCGACGCTCGTCGCGCTCGGTCGCGCAGAACTCGCCCCCATGCAATCCGCGCAGCAATATCAGACACGCGATATGGCCGCAGCGGCTCCTGCCGCGGTTGCCGCTCCCGCTGAGCGCCAGAAACGCAAGTACAACACGAAACGCAAGGCGGCCTAACCATGCACATCTTCGGCTTCGAGCTTGCGCGGCGACCGCCGGCTGTCGTCGAAAAGGCAGAAACCCTCTCCGCTATCAGTTCGAGCGGAGGCGGCTGGCTCGGGCTGATCCGGGAGTCCTTTGCCGGCGCCTGGCAGCGCAATATCGAAGTCGATGCGCCGCGTGCGGTATTGGCGTTTTCAGCCGTGTTCGCGTGTACCACCGTCATCGCGGGCGACATCGGCAAGATGCGAATCAAGCTCGTCGATGAGGACGAAAAGGGCATCGCCAAAGAAATCAAGACGCTCTCGCCGTTCCTGCCGGTGCTAGCGAAGCCGAACCGCTATCAGACCCGCATCAAGTTCATGGAGCAATGGGTCGTATCGAAGCTCCTCTACGGAAATACCTACGTGCTCAAGCAGCGCGACGCGCGAGGGATCGTAACCGCCCTTTACATCCTGGACTCGCAACGGGTAACGCCACTCGTTGCCGACGACGGCAGCGTGTACTACAAACTCGCCGCCGACCATCTTTCGCAGCTCGGCGAAGCGATCACGGTACCGGCCTCCGAGATCATCCACGACCGCATGATCTGCCTTTGGCACCCGCTAGTCGGCGTGTCGCCGATCTACGCTTGCGGAATGTCCGCGACGATGGGCAATCGGATTCAAGGCAACAGCACCAAGTTTTTCGACAACATGAGCCGCCCGTCCGGTGCTCTCACCGCGCCCGGCACCATCGCCGATGAAACTGCGGAGCGGCTCAAAGCGGCGTGGGAGCAAAACTACGGTGGCAGCAACTTCGGGCGGCTCGCTGTCCTGGGTGACGGGCTCAAGTACGAGGCCATGACGATACCGGCCGGCGAAGCGCAGTTAATCGAACAGTTGAAATGGACGGTTGAGGATGTGGCGCGCTGCTTCCACGTTCCCCTGTTCAAGCTCGGCGGGCCGGAACCGGTGCGCGTCAGTGTTGAATCACTGAATCAGACCTACTACTCCGATTGCCTGCAAACCCTGATCGAATCGGCGGAAGCGTGCCTCGATGAAGGGCTTTCCCTGCCCGGGGGCTATTACACCGAGTTCGATCTGGAAGCCCTGATGCGCATGGACACCGCCACGCGCTACGACACCAAGAGCAAGGCGATCTTAGGTGGCTGGATGTCGCCGAACGAAGCGCGCGCCGGGGAAAACATGCAGCCGGTGCCGGGCGGGGATTCACCGTACCTGCAGCAGCAGAATTACTCGCTGGCGGCGCTCGCCAAGCGCGACGCGAAGCCCGATCCGTTCGCCGGGGCCGCGCCGAAGCCGCCGGAAGCCGCACCCAACCCGGCGCCAGCCCCAATAGTGCCATTGCCGTTGCCCGCACCGGCCGCGGCGAACGACGGTAAGAAAGCCGCCGAGATCCTGGCGGTCCTGGCCGAGTTATTCATCAAGGGGCTAGAAAATGAACCTGCCTGACATCGAACTGCTCGCAACAAGAATGATCGGGGCGGTCAGGCGCTACGTCGCCGAGGCCACCTATCCGATCGGTAAGCAGATCGACGAGCTTTTCGCCAAGATCAACGCCATTCCCGCGGGGCCAAAGGGCGACTCAGGCGCAGCGGGGGAGCGTGGGCAGCCAGGAGAAAAAGGCGATCCCGGCCCACTTGGTGTGCGCGGCGAAAAGGGCGATCGAGGCGATGCCGGGCCGCAAGGTGATCGTGGCGAAGCCGGAACAATAGGTGAGACAGGCCCGCCTGGAGAGCGCGGGGAACGCGGCGAAAACGCCCTTCCAGGGGATCGCGGGGCACCTGGCGCCGACGGTAAGGACGGTGCGCCTGGCGCACGCGGCGCCGATGGCCAGGCGGGGGCCCCAGGCCGCGACGGCACGAATGGAAAGAGCGCGTATCAACTCGCGCAAGATCAAGGTTTTGCCGGGACAGAACTGCTTTGGCTCGAATCGCTGCGCGGTGCGCCAGGTGGCCACGGAGCTGACGGGCGGGAGGGCAAGGACGGTCGCGATGGCCGGGACGGCAAGGATGGTGATGCCGGGCGCGATGCGCTCGCGATCGACATCCTGCCCGCGATCGACGACAAGAAAAGCTACCCGCGCGGAACCTTTGCGCAACATCGCGGCGGCTTGGTCAGATCCATTCGCAACACCGATCCCATAACTGACGGTTTCGAAAAAGCAGGATGGGCCGTAATCATCGAGGGCGTCGCCGCAGTCGTCATATCGCAGGGCGACGACCTGCGCACCCTATCCGTGATCACACTGCTCACGAGTGGCATCAAAGCCGTTTGCGATTTCACGCTCCCGGTGCTCATTTACCGCGAAGTCTGGACTGAACGCGAATATGTGCCCGGCGACGTTGTGACCTGGGGCGGGTCGGCCTGGCATTGCCAGATCAAGACCACGGCCAAGCCCGGCTCGTCTACGGACTGGCGCTTGATGGTGAAAGAGGGTGCGCGCGGCAAGGACGGAGGATCTAGCTCCTCTCCCCCATCTAAGATCGTGAGCCTCAAATGAACTTCACCCTCGAACGCGTGACGCAACCGGACATCGAGCCGGTGACACTCGCCGAAATGAAGCGGCATCTGCGCTGCCAAGATGGCGTCACGGTACAAGACGACGACATCACTGCCCTTATCGTCGCCGCGCGCGAGTGGGTAGAGGATTACACCGCACGCGCGCTGATCGACCAGACCTGGCTCCTCACGATAGGCGATCACCTGCAGGGCGATCGCGTTCGCGGCTACAACCTGCCGATATTCTCCGGAGGGTTCAGCCGGCACGAATGGCTCCGCTGGATGCGCAGGGGCGAGATTATGCTGCGGCGCTCGCCGATTCTTGCGGTGACCTCTTTCAAGTCCATCGACGCCGCCGGCGTGGTGTCGAACGTGGAAACCGACATCTATGCGCTGCGCGAACCGAAATCGAAATGGCCGAGGCTTGTTCTGATGAATGGAGTGACCTGGCCGACAGGAACGCTCCAAATCGAATTCCGCGCCGGTTTCGCGAATCGCATCGGAAGCCCAAAAGACGACGCCTCTGTCGTCCCGACCCGGTTCAGGCAGGCCATGAAGCTATGGGCCGAGGCGAACTACGACCGCGATCAATACATGATGGAGCTGCTGCTCAAGGTCGCAGAGCAGATCGTCAAACCGGAACGTGCCGACCTCTCCCTCGCGTGAGCGTCTTGCGCCGGATCCTCGGCGGGCGGTTTAGCGAAGTTGCGCGAGAGTGGAGCGCGGCGACCGCGGTGCTGATCGGCGGCGGGCCGAGCCTCACGGTCGAGCAGGTGGAGCAAGTGCGCGCGGCGCGCGTGCGCGTGATAGCGGTCAACGATGCGTACCGCCTCGCGCCCTTCGCCGATGTGTGCTATTTCGCCGACGCGGAATGGTGGGGCTGGCACAAGGATCGGCCAGCGTTCCAATCGTTCGCCGGCCGCAAATGTTACATCGCCGACAGTGCCGCGAAGATCGCAGACCAGGCGGTGCACATTCTGCGCAATGCTGGCTCGCGAGGTATTTCGACCGATCCCGGCGCGGTATGCACCGGACACAACAGCGGCTACCAGGCGCTCAACATCGCGATACTTGCCGGCGCCAAGACGGTCATCTTGCTTGGCTTCGACGCGCGCGAGCCCACAGGCAAAACGCATTGGTTCGGTGACCATCCGAAGATCGAACAGGTCGCGGCCTACGCCGACTTT